AGTTGATGGCGGATATCAATATAAATATGGCGGAATTAAACGAGGCATTTATGAAACAAGCCAGTTTATATGTGTACTATGCTTACCAAATTAAGTCAGTTTCAACTGAATTAGGTAGAAAGCGTATTCATTTGGATACGATGTTTGCTAAGTTAGCAAAAGAATGTCGAAAAGAGTATGTGAATGCGGGAATTAAGCCAACAGAGAAGATGATAGAGAATCAAATCTTTATAACCAGCTCTTATGTAGCGTTGAATCTTTCAATCGTGGATTTAAAAACTACTGAAACATTATTGCGGGACTGTCTTGAGGCTCTTAAGCATAAAAAAGACATGTTGGTTCAATTGTCAGTAAGTCAAAGAGAGGAAATAAAAGGCGGTATCAGAATGCTTGAAAACCCCAAAGCAGTCAAGCGCGGTAACTTGTTCTAATATATTAAGTAACCACTTAAATAATGTTTAATTAAGTTATAATAGACTTGCTGAATCACACAGCAAACGGATGTAAAACTGATGTACAACTAATCACTAAAATAAAAGGATGTAAAAATGACTTCGTTAATTCAAAGAATGAAAGATGCCAAAAGTAAATTAAAAACAAACTCGAATGCAGAACCCACAACTAAACCTAAATCGGGGAAGAATCGCTTTCGATTTCTACCGCATTGGTCAGATGTTAATGGTGACTTCGCACAAGGTTATGGTTCACACTTTATTCGCAATTCGGCTGGTGAAATAAAATCAGTCTATGTATGTGATGCGGCAACACATGAGCGGGATTGTCCCGTCTGTGATTCACTTAATCAAGCCATGATTCATGCACAAGATGACGAAACCAAAGAGCTGATTAAAGGGGCTAGAGCCTCACAGCGTTTCCTTTTCAACGCAATTGATATGGAAGGCGATACTAAGACACCCTTCATTTTAGAGCTTAGTCGTACCACCTATCTGAGTTTGATTGAGATTATTCTGCTTGAAGAGGATGAACAGAACCCAGACTTCAACATCTTAACGGATTTGAAAGATGGTCACGATGTCTATATTGTGAAAAGTGGGGTAGGCTTAAAAACTGAATATGCTGTATCCATTGTAACTAAATCCACCTCAATTGATAAAAGCATCATGAGTAAAGCCTATAATTTGTTAGAGTACACGAACCAGAATCAAAATGGCTCTATCAGTAAATCCATTTCACTCATTGACTCACTGGTTGTGCCGTCTTCACATAATCGTCTAGCATCGGTTGGGCAAGTTGATAACGATGTATTTGAGGCAGAATACAAAGATGTACCTTTTGATGATTTCATCGTCACAGAAATTGAAGAGAGCAGTGCGGAAGACTTAGATGAAATGTTAGCTGATTTAGGTTAACTATAAGTTGAATTAGGCTGCACTCATCTGCAGCCTTTATTTTGAGAATTTTATGAAAATAATGTTAATAGACCTAAATAGTATTGGGTTTGCCGCTCAAGATGGTCCCAAACTGCTAAATGAGGGGCAAGAAGTCCAAGCTATTTTTACCTTTATTCGTACCGTAAGACGACTAATGAAGGATTTTCCTAATCACAAAGTGATTCTTCTGGATGATGGAAAAGCTCAATGGCGTTTTGACTTATTCCCGCTCTATAAAGGGAATAGAAATGCAGACCCTAAAAGAGTTGAAGAAAAAAGAAAATATCAACGTCAAAAGCCACAAATTATAGCCGCCCTAACATCACTGGGTGCAGATTATATGATGGCAAGAGACCATGAGGCAGATGACATAGCCGCCTATCTTGCCAATACCCTATCTAAATCCCCTAAAAATGAAATACTGCTTATTTCCAGTGACCGAGATTGGATTCAACTGGTGAAGCCTAATGTTCGTTGGTTCTGTACACGGTTCGAAAAACTATGTACTTATGACAATATGAAAGACATTGTTGGTTATGACAATCCCCGTGATTTTTTGGAATCCAAAGTTATCACAGGCGATAGCAGTGACAATATTCCAGGAATTGGAGGCATTGGTGAAACAGGGGCAGCCAAACTAATTGAAGAGTACGGTTCAGTGAATGGTTTTATTCAGAAATACAATGAAGGAATTAAAAGCAAGCTCACTAAACCTTTGCAAATGCTCGCTGATAACGGCGTTCCTAAACAGTCTAGCAAGTATGGGGTCATGCTCCCCATGCGGAACGCCTACACGCGCAATTATGCGCTGATGAATCTAGTGGATTTAGTTGTTTCACCGTTGACTGATGATAGACACACTCGAATTTCTGGCATGATTGATTTAGAGTCATTCAAACAACTGTGTTGGGATTTAAATTTTAATTCAATCTTGAATGGATTTGATGACTTTGTTCGCCCATTTTTAACAGGAAAATCACATGTTGGATGATTTAATTAAAGAGTTAGAAAAAGAGATTGGTAAAAGTGATGCCAATCAAGAAGTCTCCCAGTGGATTGATACGGGTTTTCCCAATCTAAATAAAGTCATCTCAGGTAAACATGATGGCGGCCTAGGATTTGGACGACTTTATGAAATGTTTGCGGGTTCAAGCATGGGCAAGACGGCATTGGCTACCTATATCATGATAAATGCACAGAAAATGGGTGGCGTGGCGATCTTTATTGATTATGAACGCTCATTTGATGTCGGAATGGCGGTTAATATGGGTCTCAGCACACAGTCTCCATTCTGGATTTACAAAGCTCCCGATACATGGGAGAGGGGGAATACGATTGCGATGCAAGCGGCTGAAATTATCAGAAAGTCGGGTGCAATCTCTAAAGATGCTCCCATTTTTATTGTTCAAGATTCGATTGCCAGCGCTGTTCCCAGGTCTACTTTTGAAAAGGGCGGCATTGATGAGCTAAACATGAATGACAGCACAGCATTAAGTCGCGTTACCAGCTCAACGCTAAAATCAGTGCAGGCTCACTGCAATAAGACCCACGCTACCGTTCTCTATTTAAATCAGATCCGCAGTAAAATTGGCGTGATGTATGGCAGTCCCATTACCACTCCCGGTGGAGCCGCAATGGAGTTCTACGCATCCGCTAGAATTCAATTGACTCGCTCAATGATTATGGAAGGTAAAAAGGATGAGCAGGAGTTGATTGGTCAGCATATTACAGCGAAGGTAGTGAAGTCTAAGCATACCCGACCCTTTCAAAAGGCAGAACTGTTGATGGGATTCAATCTAGACGGTAGTGCCTACTTTGATAATGTCGTTGTCCTTATTGACTACCTTATCAAGATTGGCGTCATTGCTACTGCGGGTGCTTATATCGAGTGGGACGGTAAGAAGTATCACCGTAATCCATTCTATTTAAAAGCCAAAGAGGACGATTTGTACGACACGTTAAAATCCTTAATCCCTGCTGATTTGCCGTAAGTTTTAATTAAGTAATTAGTTATACTATAGCGGAGACTAAAAAAGCGGAGAAAAAGAATGATAATTGCAACCAGCCTATTTTGCCTTGCATTAGCAGTTTTAAAAGAAACCGAAGGCGAGTCTTTAAAAAGTAAAGAGGCTCTTGCATTGATGACATGGAATCGAACACTAGATGAAAGTGATAAAAGTAATAAACAGGCTAGTGTTTGCTCCATTATAGAAAAGAAAGGGCAGTTTACTTGGAAACAGCGTTATCACAAGAAGTACAACCTGTCTGAAAAGATTCTAAAACAGCCCGCATGGATTGATTCACTGAACGTAGCAAAGCGAGTACACGCAGGCAAACTATGGGACTTCACTCACGGAGCAAGGTTTGTTAATTCACGCAGAATGGGGAAGCGGTTCAAAACCCCTGTTAAACCACTATACATTGGCTCATTAATGTATTATTGAATAAATCACCCCACACATTATGTGTGGGGTAAGAGGAAACGATGAAACCTTATCTTATTATTTCAGACCTACACTTTCATAACTTCAGTCCCTTCTCGACCCTATTAGAAGATGGGATGAATAGTCGGCTTCAAATTCAAATAGATGAAGTAAAACGTGCCGTCACCCTTTTAAAAATGCGTGGGGGCGATACCATCTTCAATGGGGGTGATACTTTTCATGTAAGAGGGAGTGTCGCTACGACGGTGTTAAATCCTGTCATTGATTTGTTTAAATGGATTGCAGACCAAGGCATGACGATTTACTCAATCTGCGGCAATCATGATTTAGCAGGTAAAGATTCTGACAGAATTGGGAATGCGGCAAGAAGTTTAGCCTCTGATACGTCATTTACAGCAGACAAAGTGATGATTAATTACGGATACAAAGTCATTATGTTCCCATGGCGTTCATCACTGGATGAATTAAAGAAAGAATTGGAAGAACAAGCTGATAAAAATTTGACTGCCATTATTCATGCGCCTGTGGATGATGTTATATCGGGTTTACCCAATCATGGACTGTCACCAGACTATCTCGAAAATTTAGGATTTAAACGTGTCTTTGCGGGTCACTATCATTCACATAAAAACTTCAATGATAAGGTTTACTCGATTGGGAGTTTGTATCACCAGACATGGAGTGATGTGAATTCACTCGCTGGATTTATTATTGTGGAAGATGACACGGTTATTCATCATGAAAGCGATGCGCCTAAATTTTTGGATGCGTCGAGTATCGATTTTAATGACAAAGAGAAAGCGGCTAAATTCTGTAAAGGTAACTATGTGCGCGTCAAAATAACTACCGCCAAAGACTCTGAGGTGGCAGGGGTGAGAGAAGAGTTGATGGAACACGGTGCAGTGGGGATATCCATCATTCAAAATAAAGTCACTGCCTCACTTCGAACTAAAGAGGCTACAAGTGTGATGTACACGGTACAAGACTTAATTAAAGGGTATGTTAAAAAGATGGACATTGAAAATAAGGAGGCACTTGAGGCACTGTGTTTTGATATTGTCAGAGAGGCTGAAGCGGCATGAAAATTAAAGAGTTATTCATTAAGAACTTTCTGGCTATCAAAGAGGCTAAAATTAATCTGGAGGACATTGGACTTTGCCTAATTCAAGGCGAGAACCATGCAGATACGTCTGCTACCTCCAATGGGGCAGGCAAGAGTACGATTTTAGATGCCATTTCATGGGTGCTTTATGGGGTAACGTCCCGTGGGGTTTCAGCAGATGCCGTTGTTAACAACTTAGCTAAGAAGGATTGCTTTGTTCGCATTATTATCCTTGACGGTGAGAAAGAATATGAAATCTGTAGAGGCAGAAAAAGTTCGCTTTTTAAAAATAATGTCATGGTGGTTGAGAGCAGTGGCGATACCCCCAACAATCTAACAGGTGGCACTGACAAGCTAACGCAGGATGTCATTGATAGAATCATTGGCTGCAATGAAGAAGTCTTCAACCAATCTGTTTATGCGGGGCAAGAAAGAATGCCTTGTTTACCGTCGATGACAGACAAACAGCTCAAATTATTAGTAGAAGATGCCGCTGGTATTAATACACTGCAAAATGCGCAAACCGTTGCAGAGGCAAGAGTGAAAGAAAGTTTGCATCAGTTAGAGGTTTCTTCTTTGCGAATTAATCGCATTGATTCCGATATCTCTCATGCAGAGCAAATGGTTGAAAAATGTAGAGAGACAGATGCCAGTTTTAGAAATGAATTAGTCGCCAAAGCAGCCGAATTAAAAAATCATTACAACACCGTTAGAGTGAATCTCAAGGCACAAACAGAATACATTACGGAGCAGGAGTTTGATGGGCGATGTTCCATTGAGAATATCACTAAGCTCATGGACGGTTTGTCCGCTCAATTAAGTAATGACGCCAAGAAGAAAAAAGAATTGGATGTCTATGATAGACAGGTAAATGATGCCAATTTAGACATTAGACTGAGTGAGGACGCTTCCAGCAGACTGAGCAGAGAAATGAAATCGGCTCATCACAGACTGAATACCCTCAGCGAACAAGTAGGAGCCGCCTGCAAAGTCTGTGGGAAAGAAACTGAAGAGAAAGATTTGGAAGAGGTGTGTAATTTAGCTAAAAAAGCCATTATTGAACTGACAGCAGACATACAGGCGGAGACTGACAAAAGGAAAGCCCTTGATATTGCACTCAAGACCGCCACAGACGCACGGGAATCTTTTAAGAGTACACTGCTTGACGTGAGTGATGCGGTAAGCGCACAAGCTAAGTTAGTTGAGACGGGTGTTAAATCTCAGAAGGCGATTGCGGCTAAACTCAGAATACTAGAAGAGGGAAAGAGAATTAAAGCGGAGTACGAGGAGGTGGTGAAAACCAAAGAGGATAATCAACATTTTCTAAAAGAGGTGGAACGTCTAACGGAGTCCCGTAAAGTGATTGAATTGCATCGGCTTGATGCAACACTGGAGCGAGCTGGTATTGAAACCCAAATTGAATTAGGTAAAGCCGCTGTAAAGATTTTTGGACGGGGTGGTATTCGGGCTGAAATACTGGATAGTGTGACGCCTATTCTAAATGAGAAAACCGCTGAGTATCTTTCAACACTGACGGATGGTCGCATTTCTGCTACTTGGAGTACCTTAACAGAGAATGCAAAAGGGGAGTTGGTAGAAAAATTTGTGATTGAAGTAGCGAAAGAGGGCGGGGCGGATAAC